TCTAAAGCTAAATTAGCTTTTAAACTTAATGTTTGTCCAGCTTGAATTAGTGCTGTAGCGGCTGTTATACCCTGCAAATATGTTTGAACTTGAGCCATATCCATTTGAGTTTCTAATCTTTTCTTTTCTTCTTCAGCTCTCTTTTCAGCTAACTGTGCGGATGTATCTTCTCCTGCAATCATCTTTCCTAAATCTGCAACACTTACTCCAATAGAATCTGCTAATGCTTTTCTCTGAATTACATTCATAGCCTCAAAGTCTGCTTGACTACCAACCTGATTCTTAACTTCTTCTGCTAATCCAGCTAAATCATTTGATAAAGCTAATTCTCTAGCTTTATCTAAGTTTATTTGTCTACCTAATAATACCGAAGCTTCCATTTGTTTTTCAATAGAAGACTCAAAGTCTAATAAGTTCTCAGCTATACCAGCTACTGTACTTAGATTTAATCCCAATTTTCTAGCAGATATAGCAGCTACTGCTAAGTTAGTACCACCATTTTTTGCAAATTTAGCAAATAATTCTGTGTCGCTAGCTATATCTTCTAATACTAATTTTGGAGCAACACCAGCTGCTTTAGCTAAATTACCAAATAGTTCTATGGTGTTTAGATTTGAATCTAATGTTCCACCTTGTATTATTTGTATAGACTTCGCTAATTTAGCAGCGCTATCTCCAGTTATACCTGTGAAGAGTGATAGTTGAGCAAAAGCGTTAGCAGTTGTCTGACTAAACTCACTTAGATTACCAAATTCTTGAGATATAGCTATAGCAAAGTTTTTTGTTTCACCAGCTCTCAATCCTAACTTTGTTAAACCAGATTCTGCTGCATTTACATTAGCTGATAACCTTAATGATTCTCCAACACTAGCACCTAATTCTTGTCTAAAATCTATAGCAGTACCAATTAAATCTTTAGCAAAACTAAAAGCTATGGCGGCTATACCAGCTTGAAGAGCTTTTGTTCTTAAAGTAGAATTTTGTATTAAGTCTCCAAACATCTCTGCTTTTTCTAATAAAGGTTTGAATCCATTTTCTATACTGGTAACATATTCAAACATTTCTGACATACCCTCTTCGTTGAGAGTATCCATACTTTTAGCTATTTGATTAACTTGTTTTTTGATAGCATTTTTGCCCTCTACACTCAAATTATCATATTGTTCTTGTGTAAGACCTGCTTTCTCTATTACTTTTGCTAATAGTTCTGGTCCTTCCATCCTGTCTAATGAATTAGCTTCAAAATCATTTATAACATCTAATTGTAAATCTCTAACAGCATTTAATCCTTTTATCGTATTTAATTTTCTTTTTCTTTCATCATCATTTAGTTTTTCGTTAGACCTTAAACTTTCTATTTCTTTTGCTTTTTGTGTTTGAAGTTCTTTGATTGTGGATTTATTTAGTACTTCAAGCTTTTGTAAAAGTTGTCCTTTTTGTGATTTTAAGAGTTTGTTTACATCTTTAGCTAAACTTCTAGCTTTGGCATCTGCTTTGTTTAATTCAGTTCTAAACTTCAGAGATTTTTTATCTTCTTCTGCCATCTCTTTCTTTAACTGAGTTATTTCTTCAAGCAGTTTCTTCTGATAAGGCAACCCTTTTTTTTGTCGCCTTTGATACTCTTTCTCTAAGTCATTAAGTTTTTGCTGATTTGATATGTCTTTTTGTGTTGCCATAGTTTATTAGAAACCTTTTTTTCCTAAAGCTTTAACATCTTTTTCTAACTCTTTGTTTATTTTTCTCAAGTCTTTAACTTTTTTAGCTAATCGAGGATTCTTCTTTAGCATCTCTTTTTCTTTAGATGATATAGTTCCCCTCATAACCTTAGTTAAAAAGTCTGTTACGAAGTTTTCATCTATCTTCATAAAATTCTCCATATGATTATTTTTTCGGTGGATTGATTCAATAATAAATATCAGATTATCTTATTTTTTGAATATAGGTGGGCTCGCTTTACTCTTCTTTCTTGATTTTTCTATAGCGTCAACTTCATCCTTATAATGTTTTTGAAGTCTTTTAAAGTAAAACTTTCTAAGGTAAACTGGCATATTGTATACATCAGAGAATGAGAACATTCCCTGCGAATTAAAACTTAACTCAAATAAGTGATTATGTAAATCTACTTTAAATTCTAATGGAAGGCCAAAGAAACGAAACGGTCATAGGGACCGTGAACTCCTTCTCATTTCCATCTGCGTCTATGTATGTTGATGACATATCCACATCAGGTGTTATTGATAAAGCATATTCTCTGAAAGCTATAGAATCTCTCGACAAAAACTCATTGTCTACAAAACTATTTATAGATGTTTTTTTGTTATCTCCATCTATTGATAGTATTTGATGTTTTAGTCTTGTTGTAGTTTCGTATCCTATACCATCTCCTATTTTTTTGTAACCCTCAATTTCTTTATCTATCTCAGATTCATCAGCTGAAGTAAGGAGTTTAAAGGTTATTTTTCTTTTAGTAGCTGGTAATTCAAATTCAAATTCATTAGCACCATTTGTGACTATACTTTCGTCTAAAGTTTTATCTTTTAACTTAGTTAAATCTACTGTAATTGGTTGTCCATCAACTTCTACTTCATAATCTTTTCCATATGCTAATATACGAGAAGCGATAAGAACAGCATTTTTATCTCCTACCAACAAACTATTAACATCTATAGACTTATCTACTACCAAAGCTTCAATTAACTTTTCAACAACTATACCCTTTTTAATTAGATTAGCTGATGTAAGAATATCCTCTTCTCTAGCCGTCATATATTTGATTTCTATTTTACCTGAAGATAGCGGGCTATCTTTTGGATACAATAATCCATTTGACGGCAGATCCACTACTTCCGTAGGGAACTTGACTTCTGCCATAACTGACTCCTATAATTTAGTTTTGAACTATAACTATTTTTTACCGAATTTTTCGGCAGCTGTAACACCCAATCCAACGACTGAGATATACATAAAGCAATCTAAGATTTTGTCTTTAACTTCAAAAGCCCAAAAAGTATCTGCACCCCAACTAGCAATCAACATAATGAAAGCAGCGAATCCAATTACTCTTTTAGACGAAATCTTAGCATCACTTGATAACATTTCTGATATAAAACTCATATTTTCCTCTTAGAATTGTAAGATAGCGTAATCGTATCTTAATGTTAATGTAATTTCTGCTGGTTCACTAACTGACCAATCCAAATCTCCAAAATTAGCAGATTGAATCATAGCTCCCTTTAGTGTCCACTCTTCAACTTTATCTCCAACAGGTCCTAATACATTAAAAGTAACATCTTTTTTATAAAAATCGGAGTAACCATCTCTACCAGTTACAGACTCTTTATGTAGTCTTACCCATTCCATAACTGCCTGAGCACCAGATGGTACTATAGGATCGTAAAGAGTTATATCTAAAGTTTCCCAAGCCCCTTTTCCTTTTACATACCTTTTAACATTTATGTGGTCTAATTCTATTTCCTCAAATGTTATGGTAGGGCGGTTTGCAGTTTTTATTAAATAAGCTGGAACGCCTTCAATGTACATAATGAACCTATTTTTTGTTTTAGGTTCAAACGGAGTGAACATTATTTCTGAAGGATCGATTAAGTCTGCCATTTCAGTTCTCCCATTAAGTGTTTAATTCTTTCATATATAAATATAAACAAAATGAAAAATCGATACAACTTATCACTCATTTATTTCATAGTTTTTTCATAGTTTTTTAAATAAAAAAAAAGGGGAGTATAATTACTCCCCTTAGTTTTTTACACCCCCTTTTTATTCGGGAAATGCAGCTCCAGTTGGTAATACTGTAAAGTCTAATACAATAAACTCTGCAGTTCTGGTAGGTTGGATAAATATCTGTCCAATCAACTGATTTCTGTCAATGACATCAGGTGTATTATTACTATCATCCATTACGACTTTGAATGCACTCAAACCACTATTAGCCTGAACTGATTCTAAGAACGGATTCACTATGTTTAGGAATCTGCTTCTTGTGGATGAATCGTTTTGTTCGAACACTAAGAATCTGCTTGAAGAAGCAATAAATTTCTTCAATCTGATAAGTAGTCTTCTTACATTGATTCTGTCCAAAGCGGATGGTTTAGCCTGTAGTGTCTTCTGTCCAAATACCACAATTCCTTGACCAGGAAAAGAAGCAATCGGATTGACTCTACCTTCATACAAAGTATCTCTATCTGTATGAGTTAGCTTTTTCTTAACCATTCTAGCACTTGCTAATCCACCTCTGTTCAATCCAGCAGGAGCAAACCATTCGTGAGCTACACTATCTGTGAAAGCAATCACACCTGGTATTACTACTGATGGTGGTACAAAAATCAAACCTCCGCCAATAGGATTCTCAATCTTAACCCAAGGATAGTATGTAGCTACATAGTTAGTATCTAACGCTTCAACATTAGAAACTGCTGTAGCAACATTATCATCGATATCAGAACCATCCATTACATAAAAAGCATCAGCTCTAGCTTCCATCTTTTCAATAGCGTGGTTACTAACTATCGGATGATGTTTATGTATAATACCTGGAGTTACCAACATATTAATATCATAATCATCTGGATTTGATATTGCGTTAATGGCTCTTTTGTAAGCTACTGAACCACTAGACACTACTGTTGAACAATCGAATCCACTAGTGTTAGTTGATGAAATAGAAGTACCAGTAGCTTTTGAAGCAGCTGGGTTGATTCCATCAAATCCGTGTTGCATTGGAACAGTGTACTTTAACTGTTCTACAGAAGAAGATATCGTTAGGAAAGATGAAGAAACTGTGAAGTTAGTAAAGTTACTAAATTCAAATGAACTAGTATCTCCATATCCGTTCATATCTTCCAAAGCAAATGCCACATTCTGTCCTGCCGTTTCACTCTTTGGAATCGGAGATAGGTAAGCATAATTACCGAGAAGTTCATTCGCTGGGTAGTCAGGATGTAATTTAACACCATATGGCAGATTACCTTTGTATGTACTCGAATTTGTCTTACCACCATCGATGGTTTGTGAAAAACCAAAAGATGCAGATGGAACTATACCAGCCGAAGTTGGTACAGGATCTAATACAGCAGCGTGACCCATAGGTTGTAAGTTAGGATTACTCTTAAATAAATCCTCTTTATAATCACCGATTCTAATATATTGTGAAAGATTAGGATAATCACCGTACTCTGTTATTTCACCATTGTTATTCACAGTCTGAAACATATCACCAATTACTTTTACAATATAATTTGATGAATCTGGATCTAAATTCAAACCACTATATGTTTCTATTGGAGCACTTCCACCAGTTTTCCAAACTGAAAGTCCGAATTGTGCAAATACTGGACTTGAGTTAGAACTTTGTGGTCTTTTCACATCCCTTATCACAACATAAAATTGATTTGTATCGTTACCTTGAGCTCTTGCGTAAACTCTGAAGAGGTTTGTTCCACTACCGCCTATTTTTTGTGATTGTATAAAAGGTGTTCTAGACGAAGCTCCATCTGAGTTACCAGTTATAGTTGATATGTAGTTTCCATCTGAAGTATCTACTGTTTCTGTACCAGTAGAGAAATCATAAGAAACACTCTCAATTGACATCGAAGCGTTAGCAAGAATTGTAGTTCCAGATACTACCGAAGCACTAACAGCACTTTCGAAGAATTTGTACATATAAGCTGGTGCTTCTGTACTACCTATAGATTGAGCTTGTGCTGAATCAGGTATTTGTCTACCAATATAATTTGCAGATACTGCGTCATTATTTCCTGTAGCAGAACCCTGCGATTCTATTGTCAAATTAGACAAACTAGCGGTTGCGTTCGCACCATTTATAGTAAGGTTAAAGTTAGTAGCTTTTGCTTCATCGTGATTTACAGAACCACTTATAGAACCCAAACCATTTGAGTTCTTAACTGATGGTAAAAATGATGCTACGACAAGCTTTCCAGCTGAACCACTTGCTAATAAGTTAAAACCTGTTGTTGTATATCCGCCAAGGTAACCAACTCTAACTATGGTTACAGTACCAGCGGATCTTAAATATTCTCTAACAGTAAAAGGTGTATAGTAATTTATATCATACCCACCAAAAATTTGCTGATATTCCTCAAAACTTCTTACTATTGTAGGTACAAAAGCTGGACCTTGTTTAGTTGGTCCGACAATTGCTGCTCCTATTTCAGAAATTCCTTGAGGAAGAAAAGATAAATCTTTTTCTCGGGTAAATACACCAGGACTGACTATTCTCTCTGCCATATTTGTTCTCCTTAAAGGTGTTTAAATTGTTTAGAAATTGTTGTATATAAATATATGTCTAATTTCTGAAAACAACGTGTGTTTGTAATATTTTTTACTTTTCTTCGGAGTTTTCTTCAACATTCTGTTGAGGAGATGGTGTAAAAACACCAGTACTAGCATCTAAACTACCAGGTCCATATTTTTTAGAAAGAGTATCTACCAATTCTCTTTCTTTTTTCTGATTCTCTGTATATTGTGTGTTTAAATCTAATTCTGATTGTTCTAAAGCATCAGCTTGTTGACTGTTCAGTAACTTCTGAACTGACAATTTACCCATAACTTCCTGAATACCTCTATAAGTATCGCTTAGATCCTTTAGATTTTTCAGTTCCTCATCTGTGAATTTTATTTCTTCCATTGTATAACTCCTTATTAATTATATAATATATATTAACTAAATATCCCAAAATGTATTTTATGGCCAACTAAAATTGTCTTTATCTTCCCATTTATCAACATTTGTTATGCCACCACGATACTTATTTGGATGTCTTTCATCTATGTAAGATGGACTGTGAAAACCAAATTGTCCATCCCATTCATCACCTCTTTTTTCATTAGCTTCAAAAGAAAAATCAGCAGCTAATTCTTCAGGTGCAAACTTTATTCCATTATCTTCTAAGTATTTTCTATTTATTCTACATATAGCATCATCATCTGATGGATATAAATCTATAACTTCATCTTTTTGTATAAAGTCTAACATCTTCTTACTTATCAAACTAAATCCAGCATTACCTACATTGTTTTCTTCATACCACCACGGAGCTCCAATATAATCATACTTTAGAAACTCATCTTTCCAAGCTTTTGGATTGAGAATAAACCCATCAAACTCTATATGTAATATGTAATCTGTTTGAATGTATGAGTTCATTTTTTTCCACATAAAATGTATAACATCAAAATTAGATTGACAATGTGGTATCTTTACTATGTCATCATTATCTTTATTCATAGATGTAAAAAATTTTACATCTGCAAAGTCTGCGTATGTGGTTGATATGTCTATCGCTTTTAAAGCTCTTTCATAATCAATACAATCTATTACAACCAATGTAACATTACTCAAATCTAATTTTTCTTTCTCATACCAACTATTCTTTCCGTGATTATACAAATGTCTGTTTGGATACTTTTTTATAATCTGTTGTAGGCTTTTATCTCTTATGAGAATAGATTCATTTGTAGGAATTTCATCATCGTATGTTCCTTGCCAAGTAGATTCAATTCCAAAATGAGTACAACCACCTGGATAACAAGCTACAAAACCATCCAATTCTAATTTACCACCACTAGCT